CTTGTTTTCGCATTGAACGCCGCTGAAGACGTGCTACCAGCCGCAATCGCAATCTTCTGCTCAGCTATTTGCAACTCATCGGCCGCTTGCACAAACTTGCCGCCCACAGTCGGCATGCCGCGATACTCTGAAATATACATGAACGCCATGTGCTACCTCCCGCCAAACTAAAGAGCGTTATGTGTCGATCACGCCTGTCGCTCGTAGCTGAACGAGGAGCGCATTCAACTGCGTCTTGATTTCAGTCATCGTGGTAATCGCGATATCACGATTCCCCGCCGTGTCCCATCCACCAGCCGCCGTGCCGGTTCCACCGGCCGGAATCGAGCCCGCTACTGCGGCAACCACAGCCCCTTGGTCAGTGACTCCGTGCCCGAGTTTGTATCCGTCAATGTTGCTGCCCATTACATCACCTCGTTTGAATGAGGGGCAGGCGCAATGCGTCCGCCCCCCGCATCACGGATTACTGAACGTAACTAGCTCGAATTCCCAACGCTCCGGTGCCCGTTGTAATGTCAGTCGTAATCGTCACGGCAATGTCATACGTGATCTTCGGATCAGCCGAAAGACCGAGCGCCTGCCACAACGGTTGCGCCTGTTTTGCAAAGGTGTACACCGTGGATTCGTGCATCTGCTCTGTCCCGAGCACCGCTGCCGCAAAAGACACCGCAGAGCCGAAGAAATCGGCGTCCACCACGGTTCCACCGTCCTTGTTGCTCTTATAGATCCCAATGTCACCCGCACCCGCTCCCTGCGCCCCGTTATTCAGCAACACACTCGTCACAATCGCATTCGACGGCACCTCAACCAACCGAATGATCGACGTAGCGGAAAGCGAAGCAGGCACAGAGGCGAGAAGGCTGTACACTTGTCTTAGTCTCGACACACCGCCCGCACCAGGGTTATTGAGCACCGCAGGGCTCGCTTCACGATTCGTGATTGCCGCACTTTTGAGAGTCAGATCAATCGCCATTTTGTTGCCTCATTGCGCCCCGGTCCATTGAATATCCGGGCCGCGTGAAAGGTTACGCTCTGAACGACTCGATATTGTACACCTTGTTCTCTTCGATTCGCGTAGCGCCAAACGTGGTATACAGATACGCCTCCCACGGATTGCCCTGCAAATCGTAACGCCGAGTGATCGACGTTTGCATGTCATTCCAGATCCCAAGGTGCATGCCCGACTTGGCCCACACCGGAATTTCCGCAAGATTGGTATTGGCCGTTCCGCCTGTCGGCACAAAACCCAATCCCTTCCCTGCGATCGTTTCCACCTGTTCGCAGTAGATGAAATCAATCCCCAGGAAGCGGGAGATTTTTCCATCCTTCAACACGGGCATACCCTCGCCGTTGAAATCCGAAGACGTGATCTGAATTTCCTGAAGCAGCGAGGCTTCATCCGCGGCCGTGAGCGCGCAGTACACCGGGTCCATGTCAAAATCCACATGGTTCGCCCGCATCATACGCTTCACTTCCAGCAACTTTGCCACAGTCAACTTGGTGTTGGTCCCACCAAACGACACCGTGACATTGTTCTGAAGAGACACACCGTTCCCAAACAGAGTAGTCGTAGTGCCATCTACTCCGGTCTTGGCCGCTGCCAGGAACGCAAGGATGATGAGGGAATCCATTTTGCGACCAGCCGCGTACACCGCGTTGGTCACATAGGAAGATTCGGGATCCGTGAGTAGCCGCAGCTTATCGAACGAGTCAATTTGCTGCGGGAGATCAAAGTCAGACGGGAAAACCCACCGACGATCCACGGCCGCATCGACGCGACCCTTCGGAGCGAATCGCTGAGTCACAGGCGTCATTTCCACCGAAGCCACTTGGTCAACGGGGGATGCCTGTTTTCCAACATACGTGCCTTCAGTCACCGCACCACGTAGCTTGGTGCCCTTTTGCTGAAGGAGCAGTTGGATGTTCGTTGCGTACGAAACGACGTAATGGTTCGGGAGATTGAGAGACATGTGAGCACCCCCAAGTTTTGAAACACCCTGAGCACACCGTCAACTTGAAGGGCTTCCCCGTCTTTTTCTGGCAGGACGCCACCGCTGGCGCTTCCCCGCGTCCAAGGCAGGACCCGAGTGTGTGAATAATACCACTCCCAAAAAACCTTGTCAAGCCCTAAAATTACAGCGTGGCCGCGCCAGGATACGCCATAGCCTCAAGCCGCCGCATCTTGTCTCTGGCTTCAGCTTTCATCTTGGGATCGGTGCTATTAAATTGCGCGGCCCAATTCCGATCCGCTCGGAGCCGGTCAATCTCGGCTCGTGCCGCCTCGGGAGACATAGCTCCAAACCCGCTTTGTGCTCCACCTCCGATTAGTCCTGCGCCTTCCACCGCCACTTTCGAGCCGATATTGTACAAGAACTTCATGGTGGCAGAATACCCCATGACCGACTTGAGCGCGTTCAACTGCGCGGTTGACATGCCGAACGCATCGGCCGCTCGATCAACAATCGTGCTATTAGCCTCAAATTTATCCCCCCACTCGCCGGAACCCTTGAGCATCGTCATCTCTTGCTCTTGCGTGATCTTCGCTTTCTCGTCATTCGCCTTGAGTGTGGCATCCAAATGGGCGTTCCATTTCGACGTAAGTAAATGCGCGGCCGATTTGGACAGACCCGCCTCATGGAACCACGGACTCACCAATTTCTCAAACCCGCCATCCTTATCTGCTTCACGCCGAGGCAACCCATAACCATCCGGCTTAACCGGGCATCCCATCTTGGTATGCACTTCGCGCCACGCAGCCGCGTCCGTCATATCCTTGGGAAGTTTCACGATCTGATCTGGCGGAACACCCGTCAACTTCTCTAAATTCCGATACGACTTCACCACCTCGCCTGTATTCTTCCAACCGCGATCCGTGACCAATGCCATGTCCACATCTTCTACTCCCGCGGCTTTCCAATCATGCGCCGGAGCAGGAGCCGGGGCACCACCAGGAGTAGGAACCGGAGCAGGAGCAGGAGCCGGGGCACCACCGGAAGCAGGAGCACCAGCGGGAGCAGGACTGCCAGCAGGAGCGCCGGCGGCTTCCCTGAACAACCCTGGATGAGCATTGCGAAACATACGTTACACCCCTTTCTGTTGTTGCCGTGGGCCGTACAAAGCCCACAGTTCTTCGTCAGTGAGGTTGAGATGTTGCTGAATCCGAAGCCACACTTCATGTCGGCCAATCAGAAGATCCGTCTCCCGCGCCGTGGCCGTGTACGGCGTGTCATGAGCCCGGCAAAACTTCGCCAGATCCGCCAACACCATTTGCACGTCCACACTTTCCAGGTTGAACGTGCGCCGGTACGCCATCCGGCGACCGGAGAGAAACTGCATCGCTTTGTCAATAATTTCTTGAATCACCCGACAGGAGCCCCAAGCTTGCCCGCGACCGCCGCAAGAGACGGTGCGGCGTCCACCATCATCTTTGTTTGCGCCGCCCGTGCTCGTGCCTCTCGCTTCGCTTGCTTCTCGTCATCTGTCGCCAAATGACTGAATGGCATGGCATTCGCTTCACCCAAATCCGGAATGATGGCGTCAAAATTGAACGGGTCCCAGATACTCGGATCTTGGGTCAGGTTGAAAATCTCACCAGCCCACTGAACCGTCCGCATTGTGCCGGCCGCACTCTCCGCTTTCGCCATACGAGAAAGCGGCGAATCATACGTAATCGTGTACTCCCCACGCGCTTCTACGAGCATCGGTGGCATCGGCGGGAGTAATTTTTGCTGTTGCAGCACATCCAATTCACGCTCAATCTGCGGCCCGAGTGACTCTGATTGCTGCCGGCCCATTGTGGGGGAGAGCAGCGCCCCTTTCTCCCGAGCGCGCTCCAACACTTCAGTTGCCGTCATGGCCGGATGCTCGACAAGAATCTGGAACAACGTCACCAGAAAGAAATCGTTAATAACCGCGGCTTCGGCTTCCATCATATCTTTTGCAATCGCCAGATCCCCAACCGGCAAGGCATGTACCAGTAGCTTGCCGTCTGCGCTCACTCCACCGAAATTCACCACCCCGCTTTTCATCGAAAACGAATCCAGCACACCATCATCATGCGCCAAGAGGACCGGCGCAATCTGTCGATGCCCGTGCGTCAGCACCGTCTTCTTCATCTCGTTAAGAGTCTTCTGTGACGGCAACGCCATCATCGCGGGGCTCCGTCCATACACCTCTCCTGGTGCAATCACGTACCGGCTGATCGAATAGGGGAAGGTATGATAGCCCTCTTCCTTGACCACCTTTTTCTGGTCTACATCCACGTAGTACGAGCCATACTGCATGCCCTGCCAATCCAACCGTCCAGGGTCATAGCCATCCTCTTCGTCTCGTGGCTTCACGCAATGAATGAACCAGAATTTGTCGTCTTGCTTGGTGGGAATCCCGTAGGCCGTGAGAATCTTCTCGGACACCACATCCTTGCCAAACTGTTGAATAGCCTGCCGCGCGGTCAATTCAAATTTACGCATACCCGTGTCAATAAGACCCTGGTGATTTTCCATAAAATAGATCTCGCCCAAATGCACCGCTCGATATCGTAGCCCTCGCTCAAATTTCCCTTCCAGCCGATCCGTGAAAATGCACCCGGTTCCAAAGCACCCAAGCGCCAGGTAATCCTCGTGTTTTTGACTCTGGTAGTTCGCTTTCGGCGCGTACCGATATTTGAACAGCAGATCCCGCGCATTCTCAAACCACAAACGCACCGATCGGTTCCGTTCAAGAATTTTGTCAGATGGTACGAGATTGTGCCAGATCGAATTGCGGGGAGTCAGCATAGATTCCATCGCGGCCGCAAATCGCGTCAGCGCCAGCGCGCCGGTCGCGTCCACCATCTCTTCAGTCCGAATCGCTCCCGGCGTTCGATTCATCCCGTGACTTTGAAACACGCCCGTATAATCCGGCCAGAAGCGCGCCGCCACCTGTTCGAGATGCGCTTCCAACGGCCCCCGCGTTCCAATCACAGTGTCAAACCGTTTCACAATATCAAGAGCGATTTGGTCTTGAGTCCGCGCCATTTTAGGCTCCCAAGTAGCGTCGGTTAGAACCGACAGATCCGAAAATGTCCGTTCCGACGCCCAACGAATCTCCATCCGCGCCTAACGGCTGTCCTGATAGTACCGTACTCGCTCGACCACGGGCTCCGGCAAGCCGGCGTTCCTCATCCAACCGTTTCTGAGTTTCTTTCTGCGCGGCAATAGCTGGATCTTCAGGTAACTGCCCCGGTGTTGGAACATCTGGTTGATTGGCCATTTGATACCCGGTATACGCGGCTGATCCCGCGACCGCGATCGACGCAGCGGTAATCGCAACAACGGCTCCTGTCGTTAAAGCCCCCATCACACCACCCCTTTATAAAAATGACGTTCCAAAGGTAAGTACCCAAGTCTCCGATAAAGTTTTTGCATGTTCTCCGGTTCAAATCCTTCCATATACGCCAATC